CCACTTGGTTGAGCTGTGATGACTTGTGACGTAAGGATAGCCTCGCCTTCGTCTGAGACGATATCAAAGGTGTACTCCCTGGTTAGGTCGCTTAGTCTTAGTTCTGATTTGGCGGTGATTTTAGCTTTCATATAATTCCTTTCTTAGAATGTTGTTCCGTAACTGGCGAAGGTAGGTGAGCCGCTCGGCCCAGCACTTGAGCTTACGTACACTGCCGAGTAGCCACCAGTACCCGTCGTGTAGGTGAAGACTTTGTTTGTTTTGTGTTTTCGCATGATGTAGTAGTTAAGTGAGGCGTCTTCGAACCAGAAGTATTTATAGGTAGCGTCTTCCGATATGGCAGAAATAGAGTAAGCCTGGGTTGCTTTAGATGAACTTGAGCCTATCTCACTACCATCCGAGTTAGTTACTTTTACGCTCTCTGGGGCTTGTGGTTTAAGCCGTACACCTATGCCGATGTCTTCGAGCTTTTCGAGCATATCCTTGTAGAACTCGGTGTAGTCTTTATTCTTGGGTAGTTCTACCTTCGGGATAGACTTAACTGCTTTGTCGAACTCTTTGCCTAGTTCTTTAACAGCCTTTTCAATGCCCTTAGTCTCTACTCGAGGAGCATCTACTGTAACATTCGGTGCTGCTACATTGACTTCAGGCTTTACATTTATGCCCTTAATAGAGGCCGTTAGAGCCTTCTCTAGTGCCTTAAGGCCTTCTAGTAGCGGTTTAGACGTATCGGGTGTCTCAGGGGCTTCCTTGGCCTCTATACGCTTAACATATTCACGTATCTCCTCAGCAACCGTCTGGAACCGTTCAGCCGAGCGTTCTTCCTTTGACTCGTTGTTGCGGATAGTCTTAAAAGCCAACTCGAGGATAGACTGGATTTCTTGTAAGTGCTGTAGCTGGAGGTTAGCTGGATGGCGTTGTTCAGCCTTCTTGATTATCTCCTGTACTTCGGGAGAGACCTTGTTGTACTCGTTTACGCCCATCGGAGGAACTTCCTGAGTTCTTCTGCGTCAAAACGATAGACCTTGCCGTTAATCATAATGCCGAAGTCCCCTGGTGGTACGAGTGTTGGATTGACGTACTTCGTATTCCAGTGGACTGAGAGACCGTTATTGAGTCTAGCCCAGCCTCTATCTCGTACAGGCAGGAGCTTAAGCCCACCATTACGGGCTTCTTTAACCTTCGTTGCGTCTAATTCAGCAATCTCTTGCTGGGATAGTTTTGATTTCATTTTGTTTTTGAACCTTGCTTGCCATAATCGTACCAAACAAAAAAGACTCCGTAAAGAGTCTAATTTGTGTGAGGTGGACTACTGAGGTACGTTTATGTCGACAACAGGCTGGCTGTTACCGTCTACGATTGGCTTTAGTCGTGGGTCATTTAGGTCTACGTCGAGGTGTTCTACGACGTGGCTATTCTCCACGGCTACTTCTTCTACTACTTCTGCTTCTTTTTTCTTTGTCATAATTTTCTCCTTTTTTACTATATTACCAGTTACGCTGCACTCCTACCAGTAGCCGTCAGTCTACCTGTTGCTGCACTTCTTGTTATAGCAGTAGTGGGTTAGATTAGGTTCTTGTCGCCCGATATACCAGCAGAACCACCTGTAGTAGTCGTATTGGCTGCGATTACACCACGTACGCCTGAAGCAAGAGTAGCTGCACCAGCTGCGATGTTACCACCACCTGTGACTGAGATAGCGATTGAAGCGTTGTCGAAAGCAGAGTTACGAGCTTCAACAGTTTGTGCTGTATTAGTGTTCGTAGTCGCAGTGACTTGGTTGTGCGCTTTTGTGCCCCATGAGTAGTCAGTACCTTCAGTGCCAGTGTTGTTGATAGCGGACTTGATGTTATCAAGGGTAGCTGCAGCGGATGCACCAATCTTGATTTCGTCTGCTACGGTAGCTGTACCATTTGCAAGGGTAGCTGCGCCCCATGAGGAGTTTGCGCACTGTTCTGATACAGGTAGCTTGTTGAACGACGTACCGAAGTCACGAGCTTCTACTGTCTGCTCTGTGTTGCTATTCGTAGTTGCGGTTACCTGTGGATGTGCGTAAGTTCCTACTGAGTATTCACCAGCGTTTGTACCAGCGTTGATAGCCAGTTTCAAGTTATCTAGTGAAGCTGCAAGACTTGCCCCGATTAGAACCTGGAATGGTTGTACTGGGTTCGTGTCGAGGGTTCCCTTGAATGTGTAGGTAATGCTACCTATCTGTACTGTTTCACCTGCAGTGAATACGTCTGAGCCTGTAAGAACAGCAGTCGCTTTTACGCCTGTAAGGGTAGAGCGGAATGTGTAGGTACGGTTACCAACAACGATGGTGTCTGCAGCAGCTACGTCAGCACCAGCGATTGTGAAAACGCCAGTACCTAATGCACCTGCATAAGTTGTACCATTCTTCTCTAGGTAGAGAATTTTCTGCTCAAATTTAGAGTCATTCGGGTAGTTACTTGCGGTTAGACCGACAGCATTTCCTCGGATGACTAATTCGTTTCTACTTGCCATTTTTTGTTTTCCTTTTTTCTCGAGAGGGTGCAAGGCCTCTCTTTTATGTGATACTCGGGCAATCCTATGCCTAGGATAGCTTTTCTCTGCGAGCTACTTTGATTATACCACTAAATAGAAAAAAGACCCGAAGGTCTTAGCAAAGGTCTTTAATCTACGAACTAGGCAGTTATTAGGCTGCAGTTGTTCGGGTTAGTTCGATAACACTTGCTGCACGTTCGACACCTACACCATAAATGGCGTGTAGAACTGTCTTCGTACCGATGTAGTCAACAGAGTACTCCATCTCGAACTTAGGAGCTTGCTGCTTAGCAAGGCTAATAGCGTCTTTGTGGAAGAACAAGTTACGACCAGTAGTGTTTACAGGAACGTTACCACTGTGGTACAAGTCCATTCCGTAAAGCGAACCTACGAGTCCGTCAGAACCGTCTACGGCCTTACCAGACTTGCCAGTTTGGTCGTAAGCGACGTACTTGTTTACTCCTAGAAGGTCTTGCTTTGTGTAGTGACCAATGACACCACGGCGACCACTCTGAGGAGTGTTAGCTGCGTCAAAAGCGGCTACTACAGCAAGGATGTCTGCATCATCTACTGCAGAACCACCAGCAACAGTCGTACCTGCAACGTTGTAAAGCGCCATAAGGTCGGTGTCAATCTGTCGGGCTATGCTTTCGGTCATGCGGTCCTGGAAAGCGCTCTTAAGAGCGTAGTTAGACTGTACTTTAGCGATATCTTCGATTAACACAGCACTGTAGTAGTGCTTGTCGATGTTGATAGCGATTGCAGTACCTTCAGGGCTGTCGTAAGTTACAGCTGTAGAAGCTGCCTTAGCACGGGCGTCTACAGTAGCAGTGAATGGTACACGGATTACGTCACCACCAGCTGATACGAGACCTGAACGGTCTTGAACGAGCTTTGCGATTTGTAGTTTCTTGTCAAATGGTTTCTCGATATCTCGAGTCCATACTTCTTGCACATACTGTGCTGTTTGGGCGATTGAACGGGTTACGTTCGAGCCTAATGTTGGGGCTGCCATTATTTATTTTCCTTTGGTTTTATTTTGTGGTCTTAGAGACCGAATTGCTTTAACTTTGCCTCTAGTTCTTCGTTGCTCATCTCGTGAGGCTGCTTGTCGAGATTGAGTTTCTTTGCTCGGCTGCCGTCTGGTCGGAGACCAGTTGATGCGACTTGCTTTGCAATATTCTTGGCGGACTTTACTGTCTTCTCAGTAGCTACTTCGTCTGCTAACTCCATCATGCTCTCAATGTATTCTGTGTAACGTACGTCTGGGTTCCTTACGGAGCCAGTCTTCTCGTTATAGCCTACTGCTGAAAGGTACATAGAGTTGAGTGCGTCTGCAACTGCTGGGTTGAACTGCTCACTTCTCGGGTTAATGGCTGGGTACTTTTCTTCGACTTTCGGGGCCTCGAACTCTAAACGTAGCTTGAAGTTTTCTGCTTTTTGTCTCTCGAGAACTTCCTGGTAAGTGGCTTGGGCGTAACTCTGTCTGTCTTGCTCGAGTTGTTGTATTACCTCGGGTTCGGCGTCTAGGGCTTCGTTGTAATCAAGTCCTGGTCTTACTGTTGGCTCAGGAGAAGACTCCTGCTTCATTTTGTTTATGAGTTGTTGGATTCGTAAACTCTCACGTCGAGATGGTGGTCGTTCTTCGGTCTGCTCTGGTTCCTCTGCAGGTTCCTCTGGCTCGCCTTCTTCTTCCTGTTCTTCGACTTCTCCAGCTTCTTCCTCGATTGGGGACTCACCTTCCGTGCTTTCCTCAATCTCCTCTTGCTCTAGTTCCTCTGACTCAATTATTTGGTCTTCGGTAGTATCCTTTTCCATTTTTCCCTCTTTCGGTTTTACGGACCACGTTTATCTTGCGAATGGTACGGTCGGCACCTTTTGTTTCTTACAGACCACGTAAAGCTCGGTCGGCGCTATGCGCTTATAATACTACTTTCTTAAATACTGGTAAACCTTTTTCGTCTGAGCCTGTCAAGATATAGTCCGTAGGTATGGTCTGCACAAACCTACCTAGCTCGGACTCTCCTATAAGTTGATTGCCTTCGAGCCTCCAGGTAGACGGCATAACAGTAGCTAGCCGTTCTCTAATCTCGGTGTCTGTGCCGTGTGGTGCTACCTTTGGTGGTGTCTTACCCCATTTACTAAATTCCTCAGCCTCCCTTTCTTCCTTTGACGCATATCTGTTAGACACTTTCTTTCACAATCTCGGCTGCTTGCTCGTAGGCGTTAATGACGGCCTTAAACTCGGCAATAATCGTGTTGGCGATAATCCAGTCATCACCTGTTACAGACTTCTCTGTTACGTGGCGACCATCTGGTAAGAAGCCTTGGTAGTGGGCAATCCTATCCTCGAGGTGAGCCTTGAGTACACCGAACTCCTTGGTGCGAGAGAACTTGGCCATTCTCTTTTCGTCTTGTAAGTCCTGCTCTGGCATATTAGTTTGCGGTATATCTGTAGCGAAGCTCTCTCCGACTATCCCGTTTTGTGCGCTCATGTGGTTCCCTTTCTTATAAGCTGTTTAACTTGTCTGCTGCCTGGCCTATGAGTGGGTCGGCAAAGACCTGCCCGTTGGCTGCAACATGTGGTTGTGGCTCCTCTGGCTCGTTATCGGCCATCATCTTCTCTTGCTCCATTTGCTGTATCTGCATCTGAGCTTCCTCAAGTTGTTGCTGCAGTTCTAGCTCGGCTGGGCTGGGGCCATCGTTGGTGGTGATGAACTCATCTGCACCCTGAACGTCTGCGAGCGAGGCAAAGGCTTCACTAATCTTGTCAGGGTGGAACTCGATACGTGGGTCATCCTTAAACATGTTCTGGAATTTACCCATATTGGCGACGTAACGCTCGAGGGCTTCGAGTTGAGCTGCCTTATTTGTTTTAGCAGTCGAGTCAGGGGTCATCTGGAAACGGTACTCTACACCTTTGAGCTTGGCAGGGTCAATCTTGAGCGTACCTGCCTCCATCGTCTGGTCTAGGCTGAACTTGCCTGAGAATAGACCTATAACGTCTTCCATGCCTGCCTTAACGATTTCTTTTATGTCCTCAGCAAATAGCTCTACAGGGATGTCTTCAGCACCGATATTGACTATCATCGAGTAAAAACCGTCTGTTAGCTCTTGAACTGCTGCTATGAGGTGACGACGTTCTGAACCATCTCGAGTGGCCTCCTTATCCGAGTAGAGGTTGATTGCACTCGGTGTTTTACCTTGTGACGGGTTAAGAGACTCTGCACCAGGTATAGAAGCGTTCTGTGAGCCATATAAGGAGAGGAGTGAGCCTGTCAGGTTAGATTGCGCTCCTTGGTAGGTGGCTAGACCTGCAGTAGAAGTCTCTAATCTGCGGATAGAGTTAGGTATAGTCTCAACCATGACTGCACCTTCTCGGTAGTCGATAGTGTGCTTCTGAACACCGTTACCGTTGACGATAATCGGTGGTATGAGGTTCATCTTAATACCCTTGAAGTAGAAGTTGGTCAGTCCGTCTCTAGCGAACTGGAGTGGTTTAGCCCGTTGGAAGTCACCGAGGCCGTAGAATGAGTCGAACAATGGTTGGGAGTACTTGATTACGAACGGTATTCTGCCATTCTTGTGCGGGTTTTTGAGCCTGCGTACTTCGACGCATGAGTGGTCGGGGGCAAAGGTAATCCATTCACCGTCTTCGCCTGCTTCATAGCGTGTAGCGAGGCATATACCCTTACGTACAGCCTGTGGAGTGCGTGTACGAGCAATCTGAGTGTCGGTGTGTTGGTCTTCGCTTGAGTCCTCCTCTGGATGCTCTACAAGCTCTCTTAAAGCATCGAGGTTCCAGCCACCCTTCTCGGTCTTGTCGTCTGATATGTCAGCGATAATGTCCTCAAGGTAACCTTTGCCTACCCAGGTAAGAGCAGTTACGTAGTCCATGTCGGCGATTGAGGTGCGACCTTGCTGTGGTACGAGGTTACGAGGGTTCCACAACCAGCAATCGGGGCCAACATAGCCTGAGTTAGCTACATTCCAGTCGTAGAACATCGGCATATAACCGTAGACTGAGGAGTAAAGTTGCCACATATTTAATTTCTCAAGGTAAGAGTGCTGGGCGTTTGCGTTCGGATAAATCCACTTCTGAAGCAGTATGTCCATGAACGCAGCCTTACCAACATCCGCCTTACCCATCGGGATTGTCTGACCTTCGGGGAGTTTAGCTACTACTCGGTCAGCACGCTCCTTAGCTAGTGTAGCAGCATAGGAGTCGGTTATCTTACTGCCGTCTACTGAGTGAGATACTTCGTCGTACACCTGGCCGATAAGCATGGCCTCGTAAGCGTCAAAGCTGTTTATGTAGTCTTTGTGTAAATCCCAGTCGGATTCGTAGTCTTTTCGGTGCTCGTACTCGTATTTGCTCTTTTTGTCTGTTTTTGCCACGTTTTTGTGTCCTTTTTGCCCATTATACCACTAAAACAGGCCATATTGGTTAGTTTCTTTGAGCGCTGAGGGTTTTGGGAAGCCTCTGTCTTTGGCGACACCATACTTGAGGTGCAGGGTCAGGTAACGTAGGGCGTCAGGGCCGTGGTCGTCTTCTTTCATTGGTAGCTCAGATGGATTCCTGTCAGGCTTCTCCTCGGGGTACTTGTAGGCTTCAAGCTCTTTAATGAAGTTCTTGCACACGCTTGAGATAAACAGCGTTGGTTTAGGCTCTCCTACGAGCTGAATACGTGGTTTGAGCTTCGTTCTTATAAGGTCAATGCCGTGAATAATCGAGTCCTGGCGCTTGACTGCGGGGACTATCGGGAAGTCTCGTACCATCGTCTCAATAGCGTCTTTTGCAGCCGAGTCACCTACCATGAGAACTAATCTTTTATCGGCCAGTTTATCCTTAATACGGGGGATGATGTCTTTTAGGATGGTCTCCCTACCATACACTTCGTCGTAGACGTACCAGTTCTGGTCTTTGTCGATACCTACTAGAAGACAGGCTGTGGTGTGGTAACCAAAGTCGATACCTGCATAAACGGTGAGGTCTTCGGGTACTTCTGAGGGTTTAACGACGTGTATTTTTCTATCGAACTGAGGGAATACTGCTCCTTGCACGGCTCTGAACTCCAATTCTACCTCCTGTAAGAAGGTGCTTAACTGTCCTAATTTCTCTGCTTCGTCACGCTCCTCCTGGATGAACTGCCTTGAGACGTACGGAGAGTCTCGCCAGGTGGCTTCCTGATAGAACCAACGCTTATCCTCCTTGGCGTGCTGTATCTGGTCGTAAAAATGGTTGTATCCTCTCGGCGTACCCATGAATATCGCCCAACCGTTAGTCGTAGTGAAGAAGTGCTTATAAACGGCGTTCCAGTTATTTGGGTCTTGGTCGGCGTACTCGTCGAAGATTATCCCGTTAGCCTTGAAACCACGGTGGCTATCGCTCTGGTCTGAGCCTAGAAGTTGAATGGTGCTACGAGGTTTGGTCTGGTCGTGTTCGACCTCAATCTTTGTGCCGTCGGGTAGAATGACGGGGCCTTTAATGTAGTTGAGTTCAATGAGTAAATCCTGTTCGTTTTTCTTGTAGACCAGTTCCTTCGGTATAAGAGGGACATATTGTCGCCACACAACCTCATGCGCCTGCTTGTAGGTTTTGAACACCACAAAGTACCTACCCTGCTCAATCGTGGCTGATAACCAGGCGTGATTGGTGGCAAAGTAGGTCTTGCCAGACTGTCTCCCCATCAGCAGAACCCCACGCTTATAACCTTGGGTGAGGAACGCTAGATGGGCTGAGACTTGCTTCGCATGAGGCTGATAAGCCACGTTATAGGCGTTTCATCTTGTCGAATGGTATCTTAACACCACCATCTTCGGAGCTAATCTCAAAGACTTCTACGAGGGTGTTGTCAACGACTTCTTCTCGGCGTGCTTTGTTGACTGCAGACTTCGGCCAGAAGATATCAAATAACCAGTCCTGGACTCGGAGATAACGCATTTCGTTCAAGAACTCCCACTCGCCTACAGAATTGATGTCAAAACCATGCTGATTAGCTACAGAGATAGCAGCCTGGGGGTCTTCGTGT